GAATATATACTTTTTAGCGCCTGCAGGAATTGTCAAATCTGTCAACTCTATTGCTATGTCAGCATCTCTATAAAGTATCAGAGTATTAGAATCCTCTGGCTCTTCCGCAGACACCGAAGGATGAGTCAAAGTTCTCTTAGCATAACTCCAGACATCACCAGCGATACCGTCCGTATACCCAGCAAGAGTAGCCAGTGTAGCAGGCAGTGTCGTACCAGTGTCTTCAACAATGAGAGCGGTCTCCGCCTTTACTGCAGGAAGGTCAGTGTCGTGAATGTTGTCAATCACGCTTTTAGCAGCAGCAACGGCGGCTAACACCGCATCATCTGCAGTGCCGAGAGCGGTAGCAAGTTCAGCGTTGGTAGGGATATCCTTTACCAATGTGTCAAGCGTAGTGCCAGTGTCAACCAGAATGTCATCAGCCACAGACTTGACCGCTGCAAGATTGTCGGCGGTAGCCAGAGCGGATAGGTCAATGTTCGTGCCAGCCGTGAGGACACGTGTGGCATATTCCCAGACTTCCTGAGCAGTAGCACCAGAGCCAGCCGAGATAGCTGCGATGTCAGTGACAATCTTGACAAGGGTTTGATTCGTCCAGCCTGCGCCCTTGATACCAACAAGGTGGGCAATGATGCTGTCAATCAGCAGGTCTAATCTTCCGCCATTCACAAGGTCGTCATACAAGGTCTGTAACCAGAACCCCTTTTCGTCTATTGCGAAAGTGTTAGTATCTGTCCAGACTCCAAAGCTTATCTTCGTGACCGCATCCGCTTTCACGCCATCCGCTGTGAGCCAGTCGGCGGGCATTGTAGGTAGGTTCGTGAGGTTGGTCACAGTAGCCACCGTTTGAGCGCTTGCTATCTTGACCCCGTCCGTGCCAGTGTCGGCGAGAATGGCGGCGGTGTCGGTCTTGACTTCCGAAGCCAGCGCGGTGTCCGCCTGTTCGCTTGCCACAAAGCCAGCCGTAGCAATCGAGTCAATCGTGCCCGTGATGTACATGTCGACACGCTGCCCTGCTGTCAATGACGGCAATGTCACGCTCCACTTGTACGGATTGCTGCCCGTGATGGTGACCGTCGCCGCGTCAGCCGTTCCATCAACGTATAGCACGCCGGATGGAGTACCAGCCGCGAGTGCCCCGGTTGCGTCAAGCGTCACGAATGCCCCTGCCCAAGATTGTCCTGTTTTTACTGTCATAGTGATATCCTCCCAGATATAGGTTGAATTGATACCGCGCCGCCGCCGCCACCGCTGGGTGTTGTGTCGGTGATTTTATAAGCGGTATATACATCCCCACTTGAATCATTTGCTGTAAAGACTAACTTATAATTTAGGGTTGTAGTGCCAGATGTGTTGTCAACAATGAATGTGTCTGACTCCCAAGTATCGATTGAATCTGTCATCGTAAAACTATCGAGCGGAGTCTCTCCTTGCAATGGTACGCCATCACTATAGGATAGATATACGCGCGGCAGATAAACCATAGACTTTGACTTACGTAATTGGACTTCAATTGACCGTGATTCCCCCGCCGGAACATCAAAATATTGGTTCATAAATGTTGGGTCTTGTACAGTCGATACCGGATTAATCAAGTATGCAACGCTATACCCATCCGGCAATACGCTTGCTTGACTTGTTGCCGTTCCACCGCGAGTCCAGCTTTTGTAATCGCCGGGTATTCCATTGTGGTCAAAGAGTTCAACAATCTGGTATGGACGTATGTAACCAACGTACCCGTTCACTAAAGTTGTAAATTTAGAGAAATCTACTCCATAAAGTGTCGCGGATATCGGTCTCCAAAATACCGTTCCGGTTGTCCCCGTGAAGGTTACATTCTTAATAACAGGGTCCCGACTCCCATCATCAATCAGAGTGGGTGTATTATGTATTGTCGCTCCATTGAAGAGTACACCTTCAGAAGCATAAATTATATATCCATTACTGTTCCCAACTATCGTTCCGCCCAACAACGCTGCAAAGTGGGCTCCATTGCCGATAGCACCCAAATTATCTTTATACCCATAAATTATCCCGCCAGTAATCGTTAAACCTAAACATCCTACCGTTGGCATATCTACTCCGGCAATTAGTCCACCGGACATAGTAACATAAGAAGTGTTATAAAAACCCCTGTATGTTCCGACAATTGCCCCGCCAGTAAGTTGTAGCGAGGAGCTGTAACAAGCAGTAACACCCCCTATAACTGCCGGATGAAGAACACCACCGCTAATTATTGGTCTATTGCAACCGCTCAGCCCATAATTTGCCGCTACTACTATTCTTGCACTACCAATACGTAATTTGTTATATTTGAAACCAGAAATATTGCTTGTTGTCGGCGAGAATATAATAGTTACGTTTCTGCTAAGTAGAACGATATAATCATTTGTCGCTTTTGCGCTAACAAGCCCACTGGACATTGTGATTGCACCAGCCGCCACGCTCGCGATAGTAAGAAACTCAGTTCCCGCACTCGCCCCTCTATAAGACGCTGCTATTACTTCATCACCCGCCTTCCAATAATTTGTTTCACCCGTGATATCAGTCCCAACAGATAATTCTGTTTGTCCAATGGCTTCTACGCCAGAAATTTGAACCCACGGGTTGGCGGGTTCTGTTCCGTATATATTCACTGATAAACCAGTTCCATCATCCCCTTTCATATACCAAGCAGCTCCGCCAGTTAACGTGAACTTCACTGCGAACGGAATTGGTACGCTACTCGTGCCAATATTAAACGTGCCAGTGCCACGAATTGCCTTCGCTGCTATAATCTTCATATAACTGGTAACAGTGGTAGACACGTTCAATGTGCCTGTAACCGTTAGGTCACCAATGCCATTAGCGAAACCGCTTTGGTCTACATTAAAGGTGACCTCGTGACCGCTTGCTATTACTACAGCGTCACCATCAGCGGGAACGCCAGTATCCCACGTTCCTAAATCCGACCAAAGTCCTGAACCTACGCTTGTTCTTGTCGCCATTGTTTTACCTGACCCTCCGATACCCTACAATCCTGTATACCTTGTTGCCGTATTTACTTAGATTGATAAGCGTGCCCGTCTCAGGGTCAACCGCCCACCAACCGTCAGCACGTTCACCTACAATAACCACCCAATGCTGGTTGAGTTCACCGCCTTGATAAAAATCAACAAGCCCTAATACTGGTCTGCCACTTGCCAAAATCTTTCGTGCCTGTGCTTCCCAACCGATACCATTCCAGTACCAAGTGTAGTCAGATAGTTCCCGTTGTATCTTGTCAGGGAATAACACACCTGGGTATTTCCAGTACATTGCCGCGTACTTGATACCGCCTACATAGTTGTATTGATAGCCGTTTTGTGTGCCGAGCATAATGTTGAGCCTATGAGGGTCTGTATCAATACCGAGATAATCAAGGTAGATAGCCACGTCTGTAACCAGGCAACCTTGATGTTTCATCAACACGCCGCTTGAACCCATCCGGTCATTACTCCAACGTGGGTCGTGCTGTGACCAGAGTTTCACTTTCAGCAAGCCGTTCCAGTCGTCTTCAACTGGCTCTGGATTGACAATAATCGGGAGGTACACATTATTCGTACCACGCCCAAAGAAGGCGTCAAGTTCTGCTCTCGTGCCGTTGAACCGGTTTTGGTCAACGTAGTAAGAGCCTACACCAACTTCTTTACCCTTACCTTTCTCACAAGTTTGATGGAACTTCCAACGAGTAACGCCTGTTGGCAATGTTGGTGGAGGTGGCATCTCTGGAGTGTAGAGCGGATAAGGAAGTGCCGTCCGATAATAAGCCAACCACCAGTCGGCATTGATAAGTCGGGGGTCGGTGATAAGCATATTGTCCTGAACCCAATATTTGCGAGAGTAAAGAATCGGATAGCGACCAGTAACTTCCTTTATGCGTTCCATCATAACGAGCACACGTCTTGATACCTCTGCCTTTGATAATCCGTGACCCGAGCGTTCAAGGTCGAGTACCAGCCGGTCATACTTCCAGTCCACGCCTGCCTGCGTCACGATGTCAATCAGGTGGTTGGCTTGCCGTAGAGGGTCGTCACTTAGCCAGACGTAAGAGTATGCACCCCTGTTGTGTCCGATGAGTCCTTGCCAGTTTGCGTAGAACTTTGGGTCGGTGTAGCCCCAAGATTCAGTTGCCTTGACGAACACAAAAGCAGCATTGGCTCTCATTTTGGCATGGTCATTGTTTCCCTGATGTTTGCTGATGTCGATACCAAATGGCAACTCACTCATAATTCGCCTCGCCTCTGTGCAAGCCGCAACTTCTTAGTTTCGCTTATTTTCTTTTTTGTTTCATCAGTATGCTTGTGACCAAGAAATGGCTTATAATCTCTTAGCTTTAATGTTTCGCTAATTTCCCTTTTTGTTTCTTCTGTATTCTTATAGCCGAGATGTCCGACATTGCCATTGCCAAACCTGCCAGAATTATCAGGGTTTGCTTTTTGGCTTGCGCTCATTTTTGCTTTTGTTTCTTCTGAATGCACATGCCCTAAGTGGGATAGCCTTAGCTTTTCTCGCGTTATATCAGATGCTTTTGTCCCGCGCTTTGGTGCTTTTACATCTGTCGCAATATTGTATTCTGGTTTGAAAATATCCAGATACGATTGTTCATACCGCTCTACTTCAAATATTTCGCATAACATTAGAGGCGTTAGAACGAAACACTTTTCGCCATACTTGTTCCATGCACTCTGTAAGCGAGCGTTCCGATGAGTATTTTTTCGAAGCATAGCAAAGTGTTCGTTTCGGCGTCTCCAGATATTTACAGAACTGCCAATATACCGATACCCATTAGTAGTATTGGTTATTTGGTATATGCCAGCTTGTCTTATTCCAAAGGGTAGGGTCATATTATTTCCTCACTCTTATTATATATCAAAATATTCTGGAGAATGTATATGTAGCGTAACTCGTATATCCGCATAAAGCTCTTTAGGCTTCCCCTTTCTTATGCC